TTAGCAACAGCTACAGACTACGTTGATTTTGTATTCGTAGATGGTAAATGGGTTGAATTTAAACGTGTAATCGCTTAATAAATAAATTATGACATTAATAAGAAAATCAGTACCAAAGCCTCCTATAGGCTCTGGTACTCCAAAACCAAAAAAAGGGCAAGTAACAATCATTTATTGTGATGATGTGTTAACATCGCCAACAAGAGACGCAAAAGGCGTTAAAATGCTTGGAAACTTTGTCTTAAAAGCAGGTTCAAAAATGGAGACCATTTACATGACTCCTTCAAGTCAAAAATTCAATTCAGAAATTGATGGTGATGAAGATTTTGAAGGATTTATAAAAAAATTCGAAGGTTTCTATCCTGGGGACACTTTAGAGATTAGAGAGTTCAGACAAAATAATCTTGGTGTTCCTGTAATTCTTCTTTTCGGAGAAGGTTGTGGAGAAGATACAGGTACTGTTCTAGGGTCTGTTTGTAATCCTATGAAATTAAAAGGAAATACTGAAAATACCAATGAATTTCGTAAAACAACATTGATTTATGAGCAAATTCAAAAAGAAAAACTAGAAGCTGGTTTTTACAATGGCGAAATCACATTAGCCGCAAACTTTGTTGCTGCAGATGTTGATTTAGAATTGACAAAAGCAAATGGCCCAGTGCAACAATTGCCTGCATTGGCAATTACGGATGCTATTACTGCTACTTCTATTGACCTTGATAATGGAACAATCGTTTCATTAATTGGTGGTGGTGGTACAGCTCCTGCAACACTAGATGTTGGAGTTCAAGGACTTGTTACTGTTATCTTACTAAATGGCACACAATGGGTGGCATTAAAAGACGCAGTCATCAACTTAGAAGTGGTGAAAGGAGGTGCTACTACTTATCTAGTAGAGCGTTCAAGAGCTTAAAAAAAAGGTTTATAAATAGTTTGGTTAATTAGAAAAAGCCGTTTCTGTAAAAGGGAACGGCTTTTTTGCATGTGCGAATTTCTTCATGTCTTATTTCAAGAAAATAGTTGCACGAACTTTACTTTTTATAAATTCATAAAATCACAATTCTCATGAAAAAAATAGTTTTAGAATTCCTTGCCAATTTGCCATTTGCCAAAGAAGCACAATTCAATGAAGCATTTCGTTTGTATCAAAAAGTACCAGGAAAATCGTTGTCTCAAGAACGTTTTTTCAATCAATCAGGTTTTTCGGATGCGAATCTGAAAAACATTATCTATGATTTAAAACAAGCTGCTGAAATTTCTGATGCTGACATTCGCAAATTCATAGCTGAGCAAACAACAGCTCCGGTTTTGGAAACAAAAGCAGCTCCTGAATTCAAAATCAAAGTGATTGCCACAAACGCATCAGAAGTTTTTGAAAAAGCGCCTGACGAAGTGAAAGAATCCATCAAATTGCGTGATGAATTTCCTTTTCTTGATGACAAGAATTGTCCAGAAGAATTTTACATTTTGGTTGGTAAAAAAATGGCACATTATCATGCTTACAGAGCTGCGCACAATTCATTATTAGTAAACATTGAAGATGTTACTAAAGACGCCTCTCCAATTGCCATGACTGAAGAAGAAATCACAGCGTTAGCGTTGTCTGCTGTTGCCGATTTTAAAATCAATCAAGAAATCCGTGAAGAGTTGGTTCACTTCAAAGAAACAGGAAAAATTCTTGGCAAACATCCACTTTTTGCAGAACGTAAATTGAAATCAACTATTGATGCCATGACTGTAGAAAAGGGAATGAAACGCATTTCTAATTTAGACAATTACATTCGACGTGATTCTAAAAAAGCAGCAGAAGCAAAAACTACTGAAAGCAAAACTAAGTTTTTGCAAAAAGTACAATTGTGGGAAACAGAATTAAAACTGATTAGAGCAAAATTCGGAATTTCGGATGCAAAATAAATTCTTTGAAATCAAGAAAACAACTGCAATTCCAACAGAAAAAAACGCCTCAGAACACTACATCTCTAAATATTTGCTCACTCATTATGAGAAAATCAAAAATTTAGACAACGAGCTAAAACGCTTGCCCAGTGCTGAGGAGTTTTTTTTCTTGCAATCAGATACCAGTTTCAATGCCTTTACTTTTATTCCTTTAATAGGGAAACTAGAACGCATTCAAGAGCTGCACGCATCCACTTACAGCATTTCTCGAAATGTGATTGATGCATTAATTCAATTGCATGATGAAGGCATTATTGAGCAAATCACGCTCATGATTTCAGATTCGTTAATCAAACGAAATCCCAAAACAATTGATTATCTAAACGCGCTGATTAGTTCACGTGGCAATTTCAAAGTCATCTATTCTTGGGTACATGCCAAAGTGTGTATTTGCAAAACAGCCGCAAACAATTATACGATTGAAGGTTCAGGAAATTGGGCATCAAATGCGCTTTACGAACAGTATGTTTTTGCAAATAGCAAATCGCTTTACGATTTTAGAAAAACATTGTTTACCGATTCAAAATTGAGGTAATATACCTATGTGTATATTTTAATATACTTATAGGTATATTTTGTATATTTATCAAAATTTTTACGCTCATGTCAAGCGAACTAACAAAACAAGCCAATTTATCGCTCACAGAAGAGCAATATCAAGCTATTGCAAACTTGGCAGCCACAAACTACAGTATCAAAGATATTGCAACGTATTTAGGCATCAATCCATCACTTCTAAGACGTGAATTCGAAAATCCAGAAAGCTTAGTTCGGTTTCATTATGACAAAGGCATTTTAGAAGCGCAATTCGAAATCGATAATAAGTTACTCGAAAATGCCAAAACAGGCAATATCACAGCCACTCAAGAAAGCAAAAAAGCCACTGAAAAGCGTGCTTTTGATAATCATAAACATCGAATTTTAAATGAATCTTAACTATGAAATCAATAAAAAAAATCCAAAAAACAACTAATCTTTTACAAAGAATTTGCGATGCAATAATTCTATGCGGAGTTTGCATGGCAATTATAGTTTTTTTAGCGCTCATTTTAAGATTTTTTGAAGTAAGCACTAATCAAATCTATTTTGTCTGTAGTGTTTATTTTACAATTTTACTTTTTATTGTTAATGAATTCCGAAATGCAAAAATTATGAAAGATGAATAAAAAGCAATACATCCACTTTTATTATTGTCCAATTTTAGGATTAAAAACATTTGTGTTTGAAAAGCCTTTTTTACTTGATCAAAAAAGTAAAAAATCACGAAAAAATAAGTTGGCGTATTTATGAATAAAAACGAACTCATAAAAGGCATTACCATTGATGACATCTACGAATTCGTAGATCATGGAGACATTGAAAAAACTCCTGAAGGTATTGCCTTGTATTTTGAGCTCATGGAAAAAGTGCGTGTGCTCGATTTAAGAGTTGCAGATTTTGGTACAAAAAACTCAGTCATCAATCATCTCGTAAAAGCAGAAGGTCTCACAAGGCATATGGCCGAAAAAGTGTATTTTGATGGGATGGAATATTACTATTCCTCAGCAGCACTTTCTAAACAGGCTCAAAGAAACGTTTATGCCACAAAAATGGAGCGTTTAATAGCCATTGCAGAACTCGCAGTCAAAGACGTGAAAGATGCAAACATGGTCACAGCCATGTATGAGAAAGTGGCAAAATTGCGCCAATTAGACAAAGAAGAAATCGAATTTATACCAGAACAATGGCTCAAAGAACAATTTGTTATTTACACAACAGATCCTATCAAAGCAGGTTTAGAACCTATCAACAGAATAGAATTAGCCAAGCAAATCGATTCTTATCCAGAATTGTCAGAAAAAGAAAAAGCCATGCTTCGAAGAGAAGCCATGATTGACGAAATTATAATTTTCCCAAATGAGCAGGAGAACGCACGTAAAGACTGATAATAATGTTGATGTGCGTTATACTACTTGGGTAGATATGATGATAGACATGATTGAGCCGAAAAATCTATTTTTCATTGGTGCACGTGGTGTTGGAAAAACATCATCAATCGTAGCAAAACGCTCTCAAAAAATATGCAAAGCAATGCCAGGAGCATACTTTGCTTTTTTGTCTGATACCTATGTCAATGCGCTTGACAATATTGTGCCATCACTTATTGAAGGTTGGAAACGTTTGGGCTGGAAAGAAAATATTGATTACGTGACTGATGCTCCTCCTCCATCACATTTTTTGTTACCCTACAAACAGCCAGAAGCGTATAAACATACAATTTCTACTCGTTTTGGAAATTTTTTAAAACTTGTTTCAATGGATGTGCCAACATCTGCTGCAGGAAATTCCTATCAGCACAATTTTATTGATGAAGCTCGAAATATAGATTTCACAAAAGCCAAAAAATTAACGCCTGCTTTGCGTGGTTATCCTGCCTTTGGACATTCAGTTTATTACAGAGGATTTACAGCCACTACTGATATTCCCAATATTGCTGATGGCGATTTTGATTGGATTATGGATCGTGAAAAAGACATGAATGTTCAACAAATCAAAGATATTTTGAATGTTTCAATAGTTCTGAATGAAATCAAATCAGAACTCTACAATGCAATTCGCGATAAAGACTATACAAAAATCAAAAACGTTCAAAAAAATTATGAGCGTTGGTTGATTCGCTGGACAAAAGCTCGCAAAGATTCTACCTTGTTTTATCAAGTTTCTACTTTTGCGAATGCCGATATTTTAACAACAGGATATTTCAAAGACCAATTAGATGCCCTCGGAATTGAAGAATTTAAATCCGCAATTTGCACGCTAAAGCCTACGTTAAAAAAAGGTGAAAAATTCTATGTTACGCTTGGCGAACATCATTTTTATGATGACGGAATTTTGGAAGGTTATTATGACAAATTCAATATTGGGGATGCAGTCCAGGAATCATCTTTGGCGCTCAGATATATTGACCATTTTAAGCATTTAGATATTTCGCTCGATTTTGGAAACATGTGCAGCATGATTGTTGGGCAAGAAAAAGGAAACTATGTCTATATTCTGAAAGAATTTTTCACACTTGCTCCAGAACACGTCAAAGAATTGGCAAAAAAGTACATCAACTTTTTCAAACATCACAAAAACAAGGAAGTGAATGTTTGGTATGATCGTTCAGGAAATCAAAATGCTGCTATCAAAAAAGATTACGCTTCAGAAATCAAAAAATATTTAGAAGAAGAAGGCTGGAAAGTTCATTTGATGAATAAAAATCAAGCAACTATTTATCATGAAGAGGAATTCAATCACATGAAAATGTTCTTTGGAGGCTATAAAAACGAGTTGCCAAAAGTTTTGATAGATAAGTTTAGCTGTCGTCATTTTAAATCGTCATTAGAATTGGCAAAAACACACATCAGCAAACACAGACGCACAGGATCTACCATCATTCAAAAAGACAAAACGTCCGAAAAATTACCATTGCATCAATTGCCAATGTATAGTACCAATTTTTCGGATGCAGGAAAATATTTCTTTTTTCGTCCTGAATGGGTAAAATTCACACGAAAACGAGGACCAATGAATTTGAGTGCGCCTACTGTTGGGTAACGGGAAGTATATGCGTTCGGTTGCGATTAGAGGCACGAACGTATCAATTTAAAACAAAAATATGATAGAATTACAAATTTTCAATAAACCACTTCCGCCCCACTATTGCAAAACACTTGTTAGCGGTAGTGCTTTGGTTAATGCGGATTGTTTTGATATTATGCCTCTTATTCCTGATAAATCAGTTCAGTTAATTTTGGCTGATTTGCCTTATGGAACTACAAGTATTGATTGGGATAATATTATACCAATGGATAAACTTTGGAAACAATATAATAGAATAATGACTGATAATTGTGCAGTTGTTTTGTTTGGAAGTGAGCCGTTTTCATCATTAGTAAGAACAAGCAATCTGAAAATGTATAAATATGATTGGAAGTGGGAAAAAGCAAAAGCGACATTACACGCTTTATGTAAAAAAAGACCAATGAAATCAGATGAGGATATTATGGTTTTTTATACCCAGCAACCAATTTACAACCTACAAATGATGATTGGTGAAAAATACAAAGGCAGAAATAATACTAAAAACCATAAGGAGTTAAAAGGAGAATGGCTAATAGGACAAGGAAGTAGGACTGACAATGAAGGAACAAGATACCCACGAACAAATATTTATTTTGCAAATGAAAATAAAGCAGGACAACACCCAACTCAAAAGCCTTTAAAACTTATGAAATATTTAATATCCACTTATTCAAACGAAGGTGATATGGTATTAGACAACACAATGGTTCTGGAACAACTTGTTTAGCAGCCAAAAATCTGAACCGAAGATTTATAGGTATTGAAAAGGAAGCTAATTATTATGAGATTGCTTGTCGTAGGTGTGGGTTTTAGAATTACCTATAACGGTCGGCAATATGGTGGGTTGCCATGCACGAACCTTGCAATTAAGCACTGAACTATCTGGCTATGTTTTATATACGGTGTTAGTAGCTGGGCATTTTTAATCGAATTTTAATTTTAAAAACTAAATAATTTATGACAACAAAAGAACAAATATTACAGAATTGTACAGTAGAAGGCAATGTAGTTAAATTACCAAGTGGGCAACTGGACAGAAAACTTTACCAAGATGTAGCAAAAGCATTAGAGTTAATTGGCGGTAAATGGAAAGGCGGAAAGGTGTTTGGATTTGTTTTTGCAACCGACCCAACAGATTTGTTGGAAGAAATTGCCAACGGTGAAAAAAGAAACCTTAAAAAAGAATTTCAGTTTTTTGCAACTCCTGAAAAACTTGCAGACGAATTGGTTTATTTAGCCGACTTAAAACAGCACGACACTATTTTAGAGCCAAGTGCAGGACAAGGAGCTATTGTAAAAGCAATAAACAAAGTTTGTGATGTTGTGCCTGATTGTTATGAATTGATGGATATAAATGCCATTATTTTAAATAAAAGCGGATTGCGATTTAATTTGATTGGTGATGACTTTTTGAAACACAACGGTAAAACTTACAGCAAAATAATTGCAAACCCACCATTTAAAAAAAACCAAGATATTGACCACTTAAAAGAAATGTATAAAAGCCTTTCTCGTGGTGGTAGATTGGTTTGCATTACTTCTGAAAGTTGGGTAAATGGAAGCCAAAAAAAGGAAGTTGAATTTAAAAACTGGCTTGATGAAATTGAAGCGGAAGTAATAGACATTGAAAAGGGAGCTTTTAAAGAAAGTGGAACGGCTGTTGGTGGTAAAATTGTAATCATTAACAAAGAACTCTAATTTGAAAGTTTGGCACGGACGTTCAATCGGAGCGTCTTTGCCTTGCTACTAACGG